GTATGCAGTTGATTTTATTGAAGAACAGCAGGTAGCGTACCGGCGTACCGTACCGTACCGTGGCGTACTGGTACGTTTTATGACAAAAACGAGAATAGTGTACCGTACCGTACCCCCCTCTTTAGAGGGGGTACGTTGGTACGCTCGATGTACGGAAGATTGGGACAGTAAAATAAATGTTGACATATATTATGAACAGCGTAATATATTACACATCGAGGCCGCTTCGGCTGAGAGCAAAAACTGGAGATGCAAATGAACACAATCGATACCTTGATCGCACGAGTAGAAGAGTACAGGGCTACCAACAAATCCCCATGCAAGAATTACAAGACTCAGGCTGCCGCAGAAAAGGCTACTTCTAAAATGGCCCAAATGGCAGCAAACCATTTCGACAGAACTAAACGTGAAGCAGAATATGTAGTCGTATTCAACGCAGCGTGGGGTAGATGGATCGGAGCGGTGAACATGAACGAACTTGTAAATAGAAAAACATCAGTTGGTGGTTATGTCGGAATATGCAGTCAGTTTGGATTCTACTCATACTAACAACCCTCCTCCCTTCGGGGAGGATTCTCTGGAGATAACAAATGAATAACTTCGAAGTTTACGAAATTGCAAATACTTGCACCAATGACTTCTCATTAGATAAGCAGATTGAATTGGGCATCAACGATTGGATTGCAGAAATGCCTAATGGTCGAGTAGCTTTCGGGTGTACCAAGGATGAAGCGGTTAATAACCTACTTGGTTTCTGTGATGAGGTAGTAGAAAATTTCTTTGTATATTAATTTTTACTGGAGATACAAAATGAAATCATACGACTCGTTTATGCCAACAGACTTTCAGATAGGTGCGGCTTCCCTTCGGATACTCAATGAAGGGAACTGGATGCACAAAGAGCACTTCAATGAGATGGTCGATCAGTGGATCGAAGAAACCAACGAATGCAACTACCAGCAGTATCTTGATGAGGTGGCAGCATGAGAAGGCGCTATGACGATATGCCGCCAGCAAGCAAACCATTTTCTGCAGCACCTTGGCTCGTTGTACTTTGTATCGTACTCGCACTAGCACTCGTATCATCAATTGATAATAATTGTATCTAACCTAAACTTTGGAGATTAAAATGAAGAGCATATATTATGTAGTGGCGGCACTATCACTGGCATCACTGGCGGCATGCAGCTCACCCCCCAACATCCGGCATGCAAATATGCCAGAAGCCTCACGGCAGACCCTAGTACTCGAGGAGACAATCAGGCCCATGTCACGCAATGAAGTCATTCAGGCAATCACAGACTGTCACGACAATGGATTCCGTGCAGTGACCTTCTATGCAAAGCGCCTAGTCTCGAACCAGATGTCCGATGTGGTGATAGATGTAAACTGCGCCCCACGCGCTAGAAATAACCCATCGTGAACGACAAAGTTAAGTTCTACCTGAAGCATGCAGTCCTGATTGATATCATCGTATCGTTCTCATTCGGGGCTGCTGGTTACCTTGCAATCAAACTATTCTTGGAGAAGTAACATGAGTATCAATGATTCATATCAAGTGGCAGTAGCCCGTACAGTCCTGTCGTACTCCCGCGCCAATAAGGAAACACAAGAGCAGCTGCTGGATAGCTACAAACATATCATCGATGAGTTCGAGGAGAATGAGCGCAAACTCAATTCAACCAATGATCATGAGCAGCACGATGCAAACCCCTGAAGCAGTTAAGGCGATTAGACTGGCGGCTGGCCTTACTCAAGTAGAGCTGGGTCTGTTAACCAAGATATGCCCGCTTACTATCCATGAGGCCGAGACTGGTGAGCGCATGATGGGTGGCTATGACTGGATACTAATGCGCTTTGCGTGTAATCAGAGGATAGATAAGTTCAAGGCGGAGTCATGAGTGCCAAAGAAGAAGACGAACTAAGAAATCTGCGAGATTTGGAGATGGCTTTAAGACTCAACAACATATTAATGTCTGGGTATTCAAGACCTCTAAATGTAGTTTTTACATTGCTCTCAATGGAACAGAGAAGATACGAGATTGAAGATGCGGACATTATTCGCCGTTATCTTGAACACAACAAAAAAATGATTGGTGGAGAAGGGTGCTGTAGTTTGCTTCTTACCCCACTCGATTAAAGGAGAACACATGAGTGACAATGACACAACACAACATACCACGTTCACCTCAATTGACTACACCCCGGTATATGCCGGACATTGGAGTCTTGGTGGCAAGAACGGCATGAGAATATGCTTGGCAAAACGCCCAAATTGGTTTCACCAAAAGATGACCTACATTTTCATTGGATGGAAGTGGACTGACACTAAGGAGAACACAGAAGAGTTCGATACTTGGTGCAAAGAATCTGATGACGGTAATGCTGCTGATTACATCGATTGCAAAACTCATCCAGATGCACCGCACTCGTTTCTCAGGAACTCATCGCACAATGCTGGTAGATATGTATGCCAGTGTGAACATTGGGAGGGATCAGAATGACAAAGAGAGAAGAGCTGGTGAAGAAGCTTGATGATGCTAGGGATGCTTGGAATGTTAATACTCATTCTGCTGCTGATGCAGTTTGGTGCGCTTTGGATGCTGCGTGGAGGGCTTTGAAGAATTACGATAAGGAGAACACATGACTGACTACTACAAGAACATGTTAGAAGATGCCATTCGCTCGCTTGTTGCGATTGATGAGGCACTGGGAATCGGTGATGACGGATGCAGCGATACCGAAAACACGTTATATGCAATAGCAGAATTGAAAGCGGCGGCAGCACGAGGCGAGGCATTAGCTCTTTCAGTTATGTCTGACAATGTTGGGGGAGGATAAGAACACATGAGTACAAGAGAAGAACTAGAGAAGGCGGTTGAGGATGCTGCGTCTTCTTTTTATGCTGCTGATGATAATAGGGAGGATGCTAGTGATGCTTATGATGCTGCTCATGCCGCTTTAGTGGCTTACGACAAGGAGAACAAATAATGATAACGAGAGAAGATCTGGTGAAGAAACTTGATGAGGCGAAAACTGCTTCGATTGCTGCTAGGAAAGTTTTTAATGCTATTGAGAATGCTAATGACATTGCTCGTGCATATGATGCTGAGGCTTACCGTATTTGGCTCATTGCCAAGGGTGCTTTGCAGGTTTACGACAAGGAGAACACATGAGTGAGACAAGAGAAGAACTGGTGAAGGCGATGAAGGCTGCTAGCGATGCTTGGTATGCCGCTGATGATGCTAGGGATGCTGCGGAGGTTGAATACAATAATGCTAAGGCTGCTTTGGAGGACTACGAGGAGAGCACATGAGTGATAGCAGGGACGAACTAGCAGCAATGGCAATGATGGCATTAGTAGTTAAGTACGGCTACAAGTGGGGCGAAGGTGAAGAAGAGAGAAGTCACAAGGGGGCAGTCACCGCATACAAGATTGCCGATGCTATGATCAAATACAAAAAGGAAATGAAACCATGAAAACAGTTACAAAGAAAGTTGGAAGACCAGTAGGCTCCTACAAACCGAGCGAGTCACTACAGGTTCTGGAGCTTGAAACACAGTTAGAAGCAGAACAGTGCAGAGTCAAAACACTTGAACATGAAGCCGTCCTGTCTAATGCAGTCATAGACTATCTGGAACGTAAGCTCCAAAGGGAGATGCTTAAATGAACGGTAACGAGAAGTTCGGCGATAACGATGAAGGACATCTCTTCGGTGAGAATGCCGCTGTCATGGAGGAGTTCTACAAACTCTTCGGCGGTAAAGAGGGATACGATGAGCTGGTCGCTCAGCAACTCAAGATGGCAGATGATGATTGTAATGTATGATCAGATCATATATTATCCGCCCAACAACAGGAGCAGACCATGGCGAATGCAGCATCAAAAATAAGGGCACTACTAGACGCACACGCTAGTGGTATCGTCACCTTCACGGATATTCGTAATAGTCTCCCAGACCTGCAACAGAGCGAGATCTCAATGGCGCTCAGTCACTTCGTGAAGCAAAGGTACTTGACTCGTGAACTGATTGAGAACAGAGTCACGCGATATGGTCGCCGCCAGATATGGCAGTACACATACTTTCCTAGACGATTGCCCGCACACGAGGTGATGGAACCATGGCATTAAAAAAACACAAGATACAAGGAGCAGGCCCCGGACGACCCAAAGGGGTCGTTAACAAGTCTACAGCTAACGCTAGAGAGGCTATCGCACGGTTCGTGGATGGCAACGCGCATCGAGTGCAGATCTGGTTGGACGCTATCGCTGAGACAGAAGGCCCTTTAAAAGCGTTCCAGTGCTACACAGACATGATTGAGTACCATGTGCCTAAGTTATCACGCACGGAGGTCACTGGCGTTGATCAGGGCCCTATACAAGTCGAAGTTCTGGACTTCGCTAACACGCTCATGAAGGATCTGCTGGCAATAAAGCAGAAAGATGCAAAGTAGCGTCATCGATGAGTTCACAGATAGGATTAAGAACAGCCCGGAGCTAGGCAAGTTACCGCCAGCCTACCGGGCTGCGATCAGGGCTCGAGTTAAGTGGCTGTCGATATCGCTCGATCACCAGCTCCCGCCGCCGGATGAAGGCGACTGGTCGGTGTGGCTGCTGCTCGCTGGCCGTGGTGCAGGCAAGACTCGGTCGGCGGCTGAAGCCATATGGTGGTACGGCTGGTCGCAACCCGGCACACGGTGGCTGGTGTCGGCCCCCACCTCGGGGGACATACGGGACGTATGCTTCGAGGGCGAGAGCGGATTGATCAGCGTCTGTCCGCCGGAGATCATCGAGACGTACTCAAAGTCACTGCACGAGATTGTGCTCAAGAATGGCACGATCATTAAGGGGATCGCCGCATCGGAGCCAGAGCGCCTGCGGGGCCCACAGTTTCATGGCGGGTGGTGTGACGAGCTGGCGGCTTGGGAGTATCTCGATGACGCATGGGACATGATCCAGTTCGGTATGAGACTCGGCTCGAAGCCGAGGATCCTCTGCACCACCACTCCCAAGCCCAAGCCACTCATAGCGGATCTGGTCAAGCGCAAGAAGAGCGTGATCTGCACACGGGCCAGCACCTACTCGAACATAGACAACCTAGCACCAAGCTTCAAGGATCAGATCCTGCTGTACGAAGGTACGCAGCTCGGGCGGCAAGAGATCCATGCCGAGGTGCTGAACCCGGAAGAGTCAGGCATCATCAAGCGAGAATGGTTCGAGCTCTGGCCCCACGACAAGGTGCTGCCAGCGTTCGAGTACATCGTGATGTCGCTCGACACCGCCTTCAGCGAGCAGACTACTAACAAGAAGTCGCACGACCCTGATCCAACAGCATGCTCAGTCTGGGGCGTATTCAGGCACGAGAAGAAGCCAGCGTTCCTGCTGCTGGACTGCTGGGAGGAGCGGCTCGGAATGCCCGCTCTGATCGAGAGAGTTAGGAAGGAGTATCAGGTTCGGTATGGTGATGACGACTCGAAGCCGATGATCGCTCCGATGTTCGGGCCAAAGCAGTCGCAGTTCGGTGGCCGCAAGCCTGACCTGCTCGTCATTGAGGACAAGGGCTCTGGTATCAGTCTTCGACAGATGCTGGCAAGAGAAGACATACTGGCGTATCCTTATAACCCCGGACGGGCTGACAAGCTGCAGCGTCTTCATGCAGTTAGTCATCTGTTTGCACACAAGTATGTGTGGGTTGTAGAATCAGAGAAGAAGCACGGCATGCCGAAGAGCTGGGCAGATCCACTGATCACTCAGGTCTGTAGCTTCTACGGAGAGGGATCGATTAAGCACGATGACTATGTTGACTCAACCACGCAGGCACTCAGGCTGCTGGCTGATAGGAACCAGATTTCAGTAACACGCAAGACCGATGACAACGACAAGGCACAACGCCGTTCACCGCCATCAAAGGCAGTGAACCCTTACTCAGCTTGATGGGGATCAAATGGCTACCAAAGACATGAACGACCAAGACGACACGATGGAAGAGCAGATCGGCGAGATGATGCCAGTCGATGATGATGAAGAAGAGGGCGATGTCGAGGACACCGAAGATGGCGGTGCAATCGTCAAGCTATCGAATAAGCCACTCCCCGGCGACAGTGAGTTCTACGCCAATCTGGCGGAAGACTTGCCCGAGGGTGAGCTCGCTGCGATTGGTAGCGCACTCTGTGACCTAGTCGAGCGAGACAAGGAAGCCCGCAAGCGCCGGGACGAACAGTACGAAGAAGGTATCCGCCGCACTGGTCTAGGCGATGACGCTCCCGGCGGCGCAGCGTTCACCGGGGCGAGCAAGGTAGTTCACCCAATGCTGACCGAAGCATGCGTGGACTTCTCGTCACGGGTCATGAAGGAGATCATGCCCCCCGGCGGGCCAGCCCGTCAGAACGTTGTGGGTGAGCTGACCGAGGCCAAGTTCAAGAAGGCTGAGCGGCTGTCGAAGTTCCTGAACTGGCAGACCACCAAGCAGATGCCTGAGTTCAGGTCAGAGCTCGAGCAGATGGCAACACAGATGCCGCTCGGCGGCGTTCAGTACATGAAGCTGACGTGGGACTCACGGCGCAAGAAGCCTTGCCCACAGTTCATCTCGGTAGATGACATCTATCTGCCGTTCTCGGCCACCAACTTCTATACGGCTGACCGCAAGACCCATGTCCAGTATGTCACCAAGCTAGAGTACGACCGCAGGGTTCGGTCTGGCATGTACCGCGACATCGTCTTGGTAGCCAACCCATCAACCCCAGAGGTATCGAAGTCTGAGCGGGCCAACGACAAGATCGAGGGACGTGATGCGGACGCATACAACACGGACGGACTCAGGACGATCTACGAGATCAATGCCTTCTATGACATCGAGGACGATACCGAGGGAACTGCACCGTACATCATCTCGATAGACAAGCAGACTCAGACAGTGCTCTCGATCTACCGCAACTGGGAAGAGGACGACGAGCTCATGGAAGAGCTGGTCTGGATCATTGAGTTCCCATTCGTTCCATGGCGTGGCGCTTATCCTATTGGCCTGACGCATATGATTGGCGGGTTGTCAGCTGCTGCTACTGGCGCATTGAGGGCGCTGCTTGACTCGGCTCACATCAACAACTTCCCCGGCATGCTGAAGCTCAAGGGCGGAGCTGGCGGTCAGTCAGACCGTATCGACCCGACCGAAGTGCTCGAGATCGAGGGATCATTCAGTCAGGACGATATCCGCAAGGTTATGATGCCGCTCCCGTTCAATCCACCATCACAGGTTCTGTACAGCCTGCTGGGTTATCTGGTTGACGCAGGCAAGGGCGTGGTCAGAACCACCTTTGAGGATCTGTCAGACAATAGCGCCAATGTCCCGGTCGGAACAACGATGGCTCGGATCGAGCAGGGCATGATTGTATTCAGTTCGATACACGCTCGGGTTCATGATGCCATGGCTCGCGTGTTACAAGTTCTGTTTAGAATCAACAAGTTCTACATGGAAGAGAAGGAGATTTATGATGATACAGGTTCGCTGCTGGTTTACAGGAAAGACTTTGAGGGCCCGATGGATGTTATCCCGGTTTCTGACCCGAATATCTACAGCGATGCTCAGCGTTTCGCGCAGATTCAGGCGGTAGTTCAGCGGGCTGATGCACATCCAGAGCTGTACAACGCTAGGAAGATCGAGGAGCTGCTGCTCAAACAGCTGAAGGTTCCAGAGGGCGATTCGTTATTGAACCCAGTGCCAGAGGTTGCCGAGATGAATGCGGTGAACGAGAACCTCGCTGCGACCATGAGCAGGCCGATTGCCGCCTACCCTGACCAAGAGCATCTGGCCCATCTGCAGGTTCACTTAGACTTCCTGACCAGTCCAGTACTTGGATCTAGCCGGGTGGCCGCACCGACCGCAGTGCCTATATTGCTCGAGCACATCAGGGAGCACATGGTTCTGTGGTATGTCACTCGTATGGTGGACGTTGCATCCGAGGCCGCAGGCCAACCCATTGAAAAGCTTCAGGTAAAGGCGACAGAAGAAGAGAAGAAGGCATTCGACAGGGTGATGGCAGCTGCGAGCCAGTCTGTTATTGGTGAGATCAACGACTCCCTGAAGGGAATACCTGACATCATCAACAAGGCAATCGAGACCCTTCAGTCATTGTCGCCGCCTCAGACAGATCCAGCTATCGACACAGCTCAGAAGGAAGTTGACAGGAAGGCTGCAGCAGATCAGGTTAAGGCTGCTGCTGATCAGGCCAAGATGGCTATGGATCAAGAGACGACCAAGGTTGAGCTACAACAGAAGGTCATGCAGCTGCAGGCTGAGCTGGATAAAGAGAAGTTACGTCAAGATCGTGAAGACCATAGACAGGAAGTAGAGTTACAATCACGCATGAGAATGAACGCAGAAGACAACAACACCGCCAAGCAGTTGGCAGCTCTCGAGGTCGAGAGTGGCGAGAAGATCGGTTATTCAACTGGCACTGGCATCAATCCAAATCCACTACCTTAAAGGAGATAAACATGGAAGCAATAAGTCTGCACAAACTAATGGCAATGGGCAAAGGGTATCCAACATCACTCGGCAGCGGCAAAGATCCATCGCCAACCCCAGCACAACCTTCAGGCAAGGCAACGATGAAGCCTAAGATGAAGGTAACGACAACGCCAATGCCATCAAGCCGTACCGAGGGTCGCGTTAGTAAATGATTGCAAGGATAATCTTCCTGATCAAAGAGGAGCAAAATCGGATCGCTCATGATTCGATGAAGTTCTCCTCTGATGGGAAGCAAATAGATTTTGAGTATGGCAAGAAGGTCGGCTTCTATGCTGGCCTAGAAACCGCCCTGCTCAAGATAGAGAAGGTCTTAAATGACCAAGACAAGAGAGAACTTTAACCATCAGCATAGGAGGTAGGCATATGCTACTCGAAACACCAATAGACTTATCACACGCCACGGCGGACGAATCATTCCCAGAAGTTGATCCGGGCATTTTGCCGCTCGGATCTCGCATAATGGTTCAGATTCGCAGGGCAAGAGCTCAGACCAAGTCTGGTATCTTCATTCCCGAAGATGTTCGCAAGACAGAAGCGAGCAACACTCAGGTATCGAAGGTGATCGGAGTTGGATCACTGGCGTTTAAGAATCGCAACACGATGGAACTGTGGCCTGAAGGGGCTTGGTGTCAGATCGGCGATTATGTTAGGACACCGAAGTATGGCGGTGACCGATGGACTGTAAGGTTTGGCGAAGAAGAGATCGAGTTTGTTATTTACAATGATCTGGACGTTATCGGCAAAATTACGGGAGACCCCACGAAGATTCGTGCGTTTATCTAATAGCTGAAAGGAGCTTATTATGGCGAGCAATGAAGAAGTATTGAGTGATGATGACGAGAAGGCTGGCACTGAGGTAGAGGGCGAGGAGTATGTAGCAGTTGACACCAAGCTTGATAGTGCCGATGATGACGATGACGGAGACGCACGACTCACCGAAGAGGGTGATGACCGGGACGGGATCAGGAAGCGTAGACGTGAGGAGAAGACCGAGCGAGCTCACCGCCGAAAGGCAGCAATAGAGCGCGACAAGGCCGAGATGCAGCTCCTCCGCAAGCAGAATGAGGAGCTCTCAACCCGACTCAGCAGTGTCGAGAAGCGATCCAGCAGTACAGAATACTTTGCAATGGACAAGCGGTTCAGGGAGTCTGTTGAAGAGGTCAAGGCGGCTGAGCATATCATCGCTCGGGCAGTTGAGATGGGTAATGGCGAGGATGTTGCTAGGGCGATGCGGATTCGTGATGATGCGATATCCACAGCAAGGCAGCTTGATGTAGCTAGGAATGCCATTAGTCGCAAGGCTAATGAGCCCACTCCGACATTCCAGCAGCCGCCACCCGCACAACTGGCGCAGGATTGGGTTAAACTTAACCCATGGTATGATCCTGCTTCTGGTGATACCAAGTCGCAGATGGCCTTGGAGATTGATAAGGAGTTATCTGGCGAGGGTTACAACCCGCAGTCGCTAGACTACTGGCAAGAATTAGATAAACGAATAGCCGAACTTAATGTAGAATCAAAAGGTGCACGGCGCGGGCCACCGATGGGATCAGGTAGGGAACATGTCCCAAGGAGTTCACGCAATGAAGTATATGTTTCACCAGAACGTAAACAGGCTATGGTTGACGCTGGTGTATGGGATGATCCGGCTTCGCGGCAACGCTATTTGAAGCAATACGCGAAGTGGGACAAAAATAATGCAACTCGCTGAAAATAAAGGAGTGAGTACTATGAGTAGTGATGAGAGACTAAAAAAAGCAGCGGATCCAGCACGTCAGTCTAGGGCGGAACTAAGTCGTTCGGCCAAAGAATCTCGTGAGTTATCCGATGATGATCGCATTGAAATGTTCAGGCAGCAGTTTTTTCAAAGCGCACTGCCTGATCTGCCGAAGATACCTGATTATCACACCTGTTGGCTAACAACCACCAATCCCCGTGATACAGTCCACGCTCGTATGAGGTTAGGATACGAGCAAGTAAAGCCTAGTGATGTACCGGGCTGGGACTACGCAACCGTTAAGACGGGCGAGTATGCTGGAATGATTGGCGTGAACGAGATGTTAGCATTTAAGATTCCTATGCGTTTGTACAACACATACATGGAAGAGGCTCACTTCAATGCGCCATTGCGCGAAGATGAGAAGCTTCAATCTATGGTTGACCAAATATCAGACGGGATTCAACGTTCAGGTGGACGAGTAATTGAAGGTGACGGTATGCAAGCCCTGCGCGAAGCTCCCGGCAAAGCAGTATTTTCTGACTAGCTGGGCTTTTCCGACCTTTAAAAAGAGGATTGTTATATGTCAAGTACAAGCGCACCATTTGGACTACGTCCAGCGTACCACTCAAGCGGGTTCGTTCGTCCGCAGGCATTGACCATGACTGATAATTACACCAGCACCATTCTGCAATATCAGCCAGTCAAGCTTGTAGCCGGACAAGTCGTTCCAGCAGGAGCATCAGACGCACTCATCGGAACATTCATGGGTGTTGAGTTCACAGATTCTGACGGTCGTCGTCGCGTATCCAATAAATGGGTAGCGAACAACGTTGGAACCAACATTGTTGCATATGTGACTTCTGATTCGATGATTGTTTATGAAATCCAAACAGACGCAACCATTGCTGTTAGCAACATTGGTGAGCAGTTTGACTTTGCCGCAGTCACTTCAGGCTCGACCACCACTGGTCTGAGCACAGCGACTCTTGGCGTGTCAACCACGACCACCAACGCACCAATGAGAGTTATCGGAATCACCCCCGGCCCAGATAATGCATGGGGTGATACATATGTAATCGTTCAGGTTGAGCTGTCGAAACACCAGAACGTTGCTACAATTGCTGCTTATTAAGGAGGGATAGAACATGGCAGTCCCAATGCGAAGTACAGACTTTAGATCGATTGTTGAGCCGATTCTAAATGAAGAGTTTGATGGCATATATGACCAACGTGCTGACGAATGGAAGCAAGTATTCACCGAGCGCAAGGGTATCCCACGCAACTACCATGAAGAACCAGTTCTTTATGGCTTTGGCGCGGCTCCTGAGTTGCCCGATGGCATGCCTGTCACATATCAGGCTGGTGGAGTTCTGTTCAATGCTCGTTACGTCTACAAGGTCTACGGTCTGGCATTTGCCCTGACCAAAGTTCTGGTTGAGGATGGCGATCATATCTCTATCGGTCAGACCTACGCCAAGCACTTGGCTCAGTCATTGATTGAAACCAAAGAAACATTGTGCGCTAACATCTTGAACCGCTCATTCACTGGCGGTGCATATGTAGGTGGCGATGGCGTTGCACTAGTAAGTGCTTCGCACCCGATAGCAAGCGGCACGTTCAGCAATGTGCTGGCAACCCCTGCAGCTCTGTCACAAACCTCGTTGGAACAGATGTTGATTCAGATCCGCAACGCAGTTGACAACAACGGCAAACGGATTCGTCTGACCCCTGAGTGTTTGGTTGTTAGCCCTTCAAACGTGTTCCAAGCTGAAGTCCTGTTGAAGTCTGTTCTGCGGGCTGGTAACGCAAACAACGACATCAACCCGATCAAGTCAATGGGCATGTTGTCTGGCGGACAAGCTAACCTGTCTCGTCTGACCTCTACCACTGCTTGGTGGGTGAAGACAGATGCACAAGTTGGCCTGCAGCTGATGATGCGCCGTAGCCTTGAGAAGAGCATGGAAGGAGACTTTGAAACAGACTCCATGCGCTACAAGGCAACTGAGCGTTATATTCCGGGTTGGACTGATCCCCGTACCGTTTACGGTACAGCGGGTCTTTAATCTAACTTGCCGAGGGCGAAAGCTCTCGGCTCCTACAAAGGAGAAGGAATATGGCTGGCTTAGCAACGACTTACATTGGCTCTACGCTGATGACAGGTTCTGGAACGCTTACCCAAAGCACTGATGGCGGCTATGTTGTAGTATCTCAAGTTGTCCCAGTAACAAGCTTGGCAACTGGCTTGCCCTCTACTGGTACACTGACACTTCCATCTGGATCACAAATTATCGATGTCTATATCGATAAGACCGTGCTTCAGGTTGAAGGTGCTGGTACTGCTACGACATTGCCATGTACCGTTGGTACTGCGGCAGGCGGAGCTCAATACATACCGTCAGTTGATATGTGGACTACTGTTCGTTCAACAGGAGTTCCTACCGTAGCAACGTTGTTGGCGATGTCTAACATTGGTACAAACACAGTCGTGTATTGCACGATTGACCCCAATGGAACCATCCTGACCACGCAAGCTGTGATAAATTTCACTGTGGTGTACGCTCAGAAATAATAATTGGGGGGGGGGCAACTCCCCCTCTTTTTAGGAGATCGAAATGGCAGTTACATTAGCATCTGCTGTAACAACAACAATTGTATCTGGGGCCCCTTTTGTGGGGAACACTTGGAGGATAACAACTGCTCCTCCGCAGTATGGAAAGCGCACCTTTCAAATTGTTGGATCTACATCTGCCTCAACTGGTACTGCAACAGCTAAAATTCAGGTATCAAATGATTCATCGAATTGGATTGATTTAGCGATAATGACGCTACCACTTGGCACTGCTGTAACATCAGACGGATTCGCTACAGATGCTGTATGGGAGAATGTCAGAGTATATATCGACACTGCAGGGGTAACCGGGACTGACGGCTCTGTTTCTGTTTACATGGGGGTATAAAATGGGAGTTATCGTAAACCCAATTTTGAGTGGCTCTCCTCAAGATTCTGATCATACTGCAGCAACCATTTCTAAGATAATGGTATCTGGCGACACTATATTTACAATTTTTGGTGATGTCCAGATTACAAGTCTTGTGTCTGAGTGCCAGACGGCGAACGGAGCAACTGCATCAAGTTTGCAATTCAGCTCAACCACTGCTCTCGGATCAACGTTAGCACTTTCCAATGCCTCTACCAGCTTGGCTAATGTCGCTGCTGGGTACTCTGTTGCTATAGCGGCTGCATCTTCATTGGCAGAGGCTCCAATTCAGAGTGCATCTGGAATAATGCTAAACACAGCATCTCGTGGCGTTAGGCTTCCGACAGGGGTTTTAAAGATAGTGATTGGAGTTGGGTCAACTACTGGAACATGGAGACACTTTGTTAGATATGAGCCTTTGTTGACAGGTTCTTACATAATAGCTGCATAAGGATCTGATATGGCCTATATAACAATCCCCGAACTACCAGCAGGAGTAACGCTCACTGGATTAGAGCAGTTTGAGTCAGTGCAGGGCGGCGGATCTGTAAAGCTGTCCGCAGCTCAGATCAAGCTGTTCACGAGCTCCGTCCCAACGTTTGTGGTGAATGATGCCAACAATGCTGGCGTGTCGAACGTTGTCACCCTAACCCACACCACATCTGGAGTACCTGCTGTTGGTATTGGCGGGAGCCTTACCCTTTCTGCTGAGACGGCTCTTCTAGGCATTGTCACTGAGCAGGTAAAGCTTGTAGCTGTCTCTACTTCGGTCACCGCAGCTGCTGAAGCGGCTGACTTTGTTGTGCAGAACATGGTTGCAGGGACTGTTGCCGAGGTAGCTCGCATAACCTCTACCAAGAGGCTTGGGATTGGCACAGCTGCTCCTGCATGTGCGATTGATACGATCACAGATGATGCGAACAACAACTCAGTTGTTCAGGTATTTAACGCAACGCACTCAACATCTGGATCGCCAGCTGTTGGGATCGGGACGAGACTTGCGCTCTCAACAGAGACAAGTGCTGCGCTGGTTAAGGTTGGCGGGGCAATAGACTCAGTTGTTACTGCAAATGGTGTTGGCGTTGAGTCATTTGGTCTGGCGGTTAATGTTATGGCCTCTGGTACGCTGACAGAAGCTGCTAGGTTCATGGGAACCAAGCGCCTTGGGGTTGGTACTGAAACGCCTACGGCCACAATTGAGGCCGCTATCGAGGATGCAAACCAAAGCAGCAATACGGTTGCCGGAAGGTTCACGCACACAACAAGCGGAACGCCTGCAGCTGGCATCGGTACATCTATTGAGCTCTTGACTGAGGTTCAGTCAAACACAACCAAGATCGGTGGCATTGTCGCCGCGATATCTACCAGTGTTGCTCCCGGCATAGAGGAGTTTGACTTGGCGTTCGGATCTCTCCAGCGGGGATCGGAGAATCAGGAGACCATGCGCCTTCAGTCGGCGACTGCTTTCCATAATGCCCGCGTAGGGATTAATACATCCACCCCGGCATCTACCCTGCAGGTAGTTACATCGGATATCGTGACGAACGTTGAGTCATCAGCGTTACGCCTATCGCACAATACCGCCAACGTTCCAGCCGCAGGGTTTGGAACGAACATAGAGTTCGAGTTAGAGACAACTGCTGGGGTTAACAAGGTTGGATCTACTATCTCATCTGTTATACAGACCACGACTTTAAGCTTAGAGGATATTTATTTAAGCCTAAAGACGATGAATGCTGGCGTATCAGCTGAGCGTCTTCGCATTGGAACTACGGTTGCCGCAAGCGTTAACGTAACAACAACTGGTAACCTGATTGCGACAACGGGCAGGGTTGGTGCTGGAGTTGCGGCCCCAGCTGCATTTGTTGATGTGGCTGCTGGGACGTTAACTGTTCCAGCAATGAGGCTTGCCGCTGGGTCACTGCTAACTATTCCAGTTGCCGGATCACTTGAGCGTGATGTAAGCACCGCATACTTCACCCCGGCTGGTACAGCTAGGGGATTGATAGTTGTTCAGAGCATGTTCCAGCTCGGTGCAGATAGAGCCCTTGCAAACGTTATAACCGCCCAGTCAATGTTTGGGGTGTCGACAGCTTTGGCGGCAACCACCCGGTATGAATATGAGCTGGACATAGTATTCAACAATACTGCGGTAAGTGCAAAAGCAATTCAATATTCGCTCGGAGGTACGGCGACAGTAACCGCGCATGAATACAACGTGATGTCATTCTTTGCCGCTGCGTTCACGACTCCTACCGCTCCAACCATGATGTACAATAGAACAGCAGCTCCCGGTACGCTGGTCTCAATTACACCTGCATCTGGTGCAATTGCTGGCAACTTCGTGTTGCGTATGAAGGGCAGCTTCGATGTTTCTGTTGCTGGTACTGTTGACTTCCTGATGGCGTTCACCGTTGCCCCTACTGTCGGAACTGCATTGTCGTCATCTCATATAATTTTGTGGCCCGTAGGAAACACTACGGGCAATACATCGGTAGGTAACTGGGCTTAACCTAATCTAAGGAACGATCATGGGAAAGACATTAAAGTACGGCGACTTCAGTTTTGGATCTGAGAATGGTTACACGGGCAGCGCCGGAAAGCAGAACGTTAAGGGGTACGCTAGGGGTGGCAAGGCTAAGAAGGGTGGCGATGAGATCGCTTTCCTTGAGCGAGCCAATGCCCCTCGTGATGTTCTGAGGCATGAGATGGCTGAGAGAGAGGGTGATGCCGAGCCGCATGGTATGGTCATTCGTGAGATCTCACTCTTGAAGAAGGTTGGAGCTCCAGCTAAGATGATCCGGGCCGAGAGGGAAGAGGCGGGATGTGCAGCTGGTGGCCCTGTAAAGGGCAAGGCTCAAAAGAAGGTCGGGCTCGTAATGTCCGAGTTCAAGAAGGGAGCTCTCCACTCTGGCAAGGACGGCAATGTCGTTAAGAACCCAAAGCAGGCGCTTGCAATTGCTATGTCTGAGTCACGGAAGATGGGCCATGGCGGATCTGCAGCTGAAGACATGGCTGCTGACAAGAAGCTAATTGATCAAGAGATCAAAAAGCATGCTGACAAACCAGCGTCACAAGCACATAATGGTCTGAAACGTGGTGGAAAGGCTGTTCCTTCCTACTCTAAGTTGCCAAAATTTGGTAAAATAATCCCAAGATAAGTTCAACAATAACCGCTGGGTCTGCCGCATCGGCATTCCGAACTAACAGGAGCAGACTCGGTGGCCGTATCTGGAACAGTATCCCAAACAACATTCAACACACGAAAAGTCATCGATCATGCTTTTCGTAGGTGTCGCCTTCCACCAGAGGGCGTTGCCGCTGAACAACTGCAGGTTGCCCAAGAGACCCTATATCTAATCCTATCGCGCCTTGCGAACAGGGGTCTGCAGCTGTGGTGTATCGATAAAGTCATTCTGCCGATGTACGAGAACATGGCATCAGTCCCCGCACCTGTTGGTACGGTGGATCTTCTCAATACGAATCTGAGAACGATGCAGTACCTAACTGGTGTTGCTACTGGAACCGCAACAACCTCATCACTCTTCGTTGCTTCTGGCGCAATCGTCACCACGATTGGTGTGCAGTGGAGTGCTGCATCGGCTCCATTCGTAATCGAGTGGTCAAATGACGGCCTGACATGGACTACAATCGAGACGATTGCGAATCCAAACCTGAATGCAGGCGCTTGGACATGGGCTGACATCGATGGATCTGTTAACGCAACATACTGGCGTGTTAGGGTAACCCTTGGAGTTCTCTCGCAAAGCAGCGTTCTATTTGGCAATACGCCGAATGAGATCGTCATGGCTAGACTCAATAGAGATAGCTACTCAACTCTCCCAAACAAGACATTCCAAGGTAGACCGCTACAGTTCTGGCTTGATCGTCAGGTAGATCAGCCGTTCCTGTATATCTGGCCCGTTCCAAATGCCGCGTTCGAGATAGCCCAGATCGTGACTTATGTTAAGCGTTACATCATGGACGTTGGTACACTCGCACAAGAGATTGAAGTGCCGCAGCGTTGGTACGATGCAATCGTGTACCTGCTGGCTGCGGAGATGGCTGAGCAGTTGCCAGCGATTGATCCGAACATGGCGGCATTGCTGGATCAGAAGGCTCAGAGGTCATTGCTTGAGGCAGAAGAGGAAGAGAGAGATAATTCACCCGTCTACTTCACCCCTAACATTGGAGTGTACACACGATGAGCATATACCTCGATCCAACCGGGAAGTCCACATACGGCATTGCGCTATGCGCCCGCTGCAGCATAAAGATGTCAATCGAGGATCTGTACTCTGATCCAAACAGCCCCGGTCTGATGGTGTGCGAGAAGGATCTTGATGACCTAGATCCGTATCGGTTGCCAGCAAGACAGACTGAAATTATAACGTTGAAGTTCACCCGACCAGACACCCCACTGAGGCCCTAAAAATGGCAGTCACAATTATCACAAAGAACAATGCAGCACCCGGAATCGCCCCATCAGCAGGGCAATTGGTTCAGGGCGAGTTGGCGATCAACGTCACAGACAACAAGCTCTACAGTCTTGATAGTGTTGGCAACGTTATTCTGGTGGCGAGTGGGCCACTTTTTGAGACCCCTGTTGTCATCAATGTCAACGATGCCACGCACAATGCCGTAACGATCACACAGACTGGTGCTGGCGGTGGTGTCAGGATTACAAATACGGGTGCGGGCAATTCATTTGTTGTAGAAGACTCAGCAAATCCAGATGTCACCCCATTTGTTATTGATCCGAGTGGCAATGTTGGGATTGGCAACACCCCTAGCGGCGCGTTCAAGCTTGAAGTTACTGGCGGCGATGCGAGCATAAATACAGTAAGCATAGGATTGGGCGGCGGGAATGTAAGTACCAACATTGCTATAGGATCGACTGCACTCGACTCAAACACAATTGGCACTAACAACACAGCTCTTGGATATGGCGCACTCACTACCAACGCAACTGGTGTTAGTAACACAGCCGTTGGATCTGCCGCACTCAATCTCAACACAACTGGTATTAATAACACAGCAGTTGGTAATGCCGCACTCGCTTCCAACACAACTGGCATTAACAACACTGCTCTTGGATATGCCACACTCCAATCCAACACAACTGGTTTCAACAACACAGCAGTTGGTAATGCCGCACTCGCTTCCAACACAACTGGTATCCAGAACACGGCTCTTGGGAATGGCACACTCGGGGGCAACACAACAGGTTCCTTTAACGTAGCAGTGGGTTTGCAAGCACTTAACGTCTCTACAGTAGATAGCTTAACAGCCATTGGCTTCCAAGCTCTAAAGGCCAACACAGCTGGTACTGCTAACACAGCTCTTGGCTATCTTGCCCTAACTGCCAACACAACTGGCACTCAGAACACAGCAGTTGGAACTAGCACACTCCAAGCCAACACAACTGGTACTAACAACACAGCAGTTGGTGTAAATGCACTCGCTACCAACACAATTGGTACTCAGAACACAGCAGTTGGTCGTAGTACACTCCTAAACAACACAACTGGTACTAATAACTCAGCAGTTGGATACAACGCACTCACTTCCAACACAACTGGTATTAGTAACACTGCAGTTGGCGATAGCGCACTCTTCTCCAATACAACTGGCATTCAGAACACAGCAGTTGGTCGTAGTACACTCGCAGCGAACATCATTGGCTCTGGTAACGTAGCAGTTGGTCGTAGTGCACTCGCAGCTTCTACAGTAGACAACTCAACAGCAGTTGGATATAACGCCCTAACTGCTAACACAACAGGTGTTCAGAATACAGCTCTTGGGTATACCGCACTCCTCGCTAACACAATTGGTACTAACAACACAGCCGTTGGATATACCGCCTTAGCTGCCAACACAACTGGTACTAGTAACACAGCAGTTGGAAGTGGCGCACTCTTATCCAACTCAACTGGTGTCCAGAATACAGCAGTTGGAGGTGGCGCACTCTCTACCAACTCAACTGGTGTCAATAACACAGCGGTGGGATATAACGCACTCTTATCCAACACAACTGGCGTTGATAACGTAGCAATGGGTCGGGGCGCACTCGCTAACAACACAACTGGCAGTAGTAACACTGCAGTTGGAAATACCGCACTCAATGCCAACACAACTGGTACTAACAACGTAGCAGTTGGACTTTCCGCACTCACTTCCAACACAACTGGTACTCAGAATACAGCAGTTGGAGTTTCTGCACTCGCTGTCAACACAATTGGCACTGCCAACACAGCAGTTGGAAATGGCGCACTCGCTCTTAACACAACTGGTGCCAATAACGCAGCGGTTGGAGTTTCCGCACTAAATGCCAACACAATTGGTTTCAACAACACAGCAGTTGGCTATCAAGCACTCTTCTCCAATACAATTGGTGTTGATAACACAGCAGTTGGAAATGCCGCACTCAATCTCAACACAACTGGTGTTAATAACACAGCTCTTGGAAATGCCGCACTCGGTTCCAACACAGTAGGTATCAATAACACAGCAGTTGGTGTGAGCACACTCGCTGCTAACACAACTGGCGCTAATAACACAGCAGTTGGAGCTGCCGCACTCGCTACCAATACAATTGGTACTGCCAACACTGCAGTTGGCGATAGCGCACTCTTCTCCAACACAACTGGTGTCAATAACACAGCCGTTGGTCGTAATGCACTCCAACTCAACACAATTGGTGTTCAGAACACAGCTCTTGGATCTAACGCACTAACTGCCAACACAACTGGCAATAATAATGCGGCAGTTGGATATAACGCACTCGCTGCTAACACAACTGGTGCTGAGAACACAGCAATGGGTCGGGGCGCACTCGCAAACAACACAATTGGCACTCAGAATACAGCAGTTGGATCTGTCGCACTCAATGCCAACACAACTGGTGCTTATAACACAGCAGTTGGCTATCAATCGCTCTACTCCAATACAACTGGTATTCAGAACACAGCAGTTGGTTTAAATGCACTCTTCGTCAACACAATTGGCGTTAACAACACAGCTCTTGGGTATACCGCACTCGCTGCTAACACAACTGGCGCTAGTAACACTGCAGTTGGAGCTGCCGCACTCGCTACCAATACAATTGGTACTCAGAACACAGCTCTTGGGTATACCGCACTCGTTGCCAACACAACAGGTATCAATAACACAGCTCTTGGGTATACCGCACTCGCAGCCAACACAATTGATTCTAATAACACAGCAGTAGGCTCACAAGCACTCCTAAACAGCACAGCATCTAACTTAACAGCAGTTGGTTCCCGAGCTCTAAGGGCTAACACAGTAGGTACTAATAACACAGCAGTTGGATATTCCGCACTCATTGTTAACACAACTGGTCTCGATAACACAGCTCTTGGATCTAACACGCTCTCTGCTAACACAACTGGCGCTTATAACACAGCAGTAGGTTCACAAGCACTCCAAGTCAACACTGGCAGCAGCAACACTGCAGTTGGCTTCCAAACCCTAGCTTCTAACACAACTGGCGCTAATAACACGGCTCTTGGTGTTTTTGCACTCTCTTCCAACACAACTGGTATTGGCAACACAGCGTTGGGTGTGAGTGCACTCTCTTTCAACACAATTGGCACTAACAACATAGCAGTTGGAGGTGGCGCACTCCAATCCAACACAACTGGTGTTAGTAACGTAGCAGTGGGTCGGAATGCACTCTTATCCAACATAACTGGTGTTGGCAACGTAGCAGTTGGCAATAACGCACTCGGCGGCAACATAGGTGGTACTAGTAACACAGCAGTTGGAAATAGCGCACTCAATGCCAACACAGCTGGATCTAATAACGTAGCAGTTGGAGGTAGCGCACTCGTTGCCAACACAACTGGTACTGCTAATACTGCAGTTGGATTTAACGCCCTAACTACCAACACAATTGGCACTAACAACATAGCAGTTGGTCAGAATGCACTCCAGAACAACACAACTGGTGTTAGTAACGTAGCAGTTGGGAATGCCGCACTCGGTGTCAACACAATTGGTATTAATAACGTAGCAGTTGGATTTGCCGCACTCAATGCCAACACAACTGGTGTTCAGAATACAGCTCTAGGCTATCAAGCACTCCAAACCAACACAATTGGTACTAACAACGTAGCCGTTGGATATAACGCACTCTTCTCCAATACAACTGGCATTCAGAACACAGCAGTTGGTGTAAATGCACTCACTGCCAACACAACTGGTGTTAATAACACAGCAATTGGTCAGAATGCTGGCGTAGTCCTTACATCTGGCGGAACAAATACCATTGCTGGTTACAACACTGGACTGCTATTGACTACTGGTTCCAGCAACCAAGTATTTGGTGACGCAATCACCCTTGCTGCTGCTGCGACTGGCCGTATTGCAATTGGTCGTAACTTTACGCAGGGTGTGGATAACTCTGTAATCATAGGTAACGGTACTGCTCGTATCTCATGTCCGTACACAGCAAGTGCAGTATGGACATTCTCATCAGATGAGCGTATCAAGAACGTTGTCGGGAAAGATACCCTTGGCCTTGATTTTATTAATGAGCTCGAGCCCGTAACCTTCCGCTGGAAGCCATCCAATGAAATCACTGAGGATTTGACTACTCAGTACAAGGAAGAGAATGTAAAGGATACAGAGATAGTAATGCATGGTCTTATAGCGCAGAATGTAAAGGCTGCGCTCGATAAGGCTGGTGTGGATACATTCAGCGACCTATGGAGTACTGACGAGGATGGGACGCAGCGGCTGGGAAATGCAGCACTAATAACCCCATTAATCAACGCAATTAAAGAACTAGATGCTAAGTTCGAGGCATACAAGGCAAGTCATCCATGAGAAAAGTCCTATTCGGAACCCCCTGCTACGATGGCAAGGTAAATGCAGAGTTCCTGCATTCACTGGTCAACACCATCAAGATGTGCCCACCTGACATAGAGATCATCCCCATTCAGGTCTGCTATGACGCTCTGGTGCAGAGAGCTCGGAACGATCTGTTCCAGATGGCAGTAGAGTCTGGCTGTGATGACATCATATTCATGGATGCCGATCAGGAGTGGAACCCAGAATGGATATTTACGCTACTCAATCACCCTGTTGACGTTGTTGGCGGGACGGTAATTAAGAAGAGCGATGAGATCGCATTCAACGTAAAGATACTAGATAGCGGCATGAAGGTAGAGGAGAATGGCTTGATAGAGGTTGTATCAGTCGGCACAGGCTTCCTGCGGGTCTCCAAAGAGGCCATTCAGTCTATCTGGGAGATTAGTAGCGAATATACCAGCCAAGGCAAGACCAGCAGGCTGGTATTTGATATTAAGATCATAGATGGCGAGCTGATAAGCGAGGATAATATCTTCTGTCGCAAGTGGGCGGATCTTGGTGGGAAGGTGTACATCGACCCGACCATGACCTGCAACCATATTGGCGTTAAAAAGTATTCTGGCAATTTCTTAGAGTTCATCAATTCATTGGCCGTTAAGGAGATGGCTCCAAGCCCAGTGATCAATGACGGAATCGATGAATTTGGTGAAGCAGCTGTCATCCACCCATAAGGAGCTGTAATGCCACAAGCAATGACATTCAACTCGCTCAAAGATGACATCAGAAGTTATCTTGAGCGGGGGGCATCAGCAGCAACTGATCCACTCGTCTATGCACAGATCCCCCGACTGATCAACCTAGCAGAGAGAAGGATCGCTAGGGACATCAAGGTTCAGGGGTTCTTGGTTGCTGTAACAAGTACCCTGCAGGTAAATATTCCAGTGATCCCAAAGCCTGATCGGTGGAGAGAGACTGTCTCAATGAATATCGGTCTCGACCCACAGGGCAACCAGAGGTCGATGATCTACCCAAGGTCATATGAGTACTGCCGCTCTTACTGGCCCAACCAGACTGACGTTGCACAGCCAGAGTTCTATGCGGACTACAACTACACCAACTGGCTGGTTGTTCCAACGCCTGATGTGGCGTATCCAATTGAGATCCTGTACTACGAGCTGCCTGCCTTGCTGGATGATCAGGTACAGACCAACTGGCTAACCAACTTTGCACCTAATTTGTTGTTGTACGGCACTCTCTTGGAGGCCACCCCTTATCTCAAGAACGATGAGCGGATACCGACATGGATGAGCTTCTATCAGATGGCTGCAACCGCACTTGATACAGAAGACACGAAGAAAATCTTTGATAGATCAGCAGCTCGGGACGAGGCTTAATTATGACTGTATATACAAATATCTTTGGCGGTTCAAATATTGCATCGGCAGAGTTCTCTTATGTTGAGGTTAACCTAACCCAGCCTATCACCTACTTTAACTGGCCTGTTGAGGCATCTACCGGGGATAACCTTATCGCCGGGGTAATGGATATAACTCAAGACGCAGCGAGTAGGCAGCTCTGGTTGCCATCGGCGCTAGATGCGTCAAACGGCCAGACGATATTATTCAATAACATTGGGGCGTACAACTTCACTGTTTTTGACTCTGTTGGCGTTCAGGTTCTGGATGCTGCTCCGGGTACGACATGGCAGATCTACCTAACAGATAACACTACCGCTGGCGGGTTGTGGAGAACATTCCAGTATGGCGCTGCGATATCAACAGCGAATGCATCTTCATTGGCGGGTACTGGAATCATTGCACTGGGGTCGTTGCTATCCCAGTCAATGCCAGTCGTTACATATACAGTTAGCCATACAGCTGTCGTTCCTGATCGGGCCATGACATTCTTATGGACTGGTGGGGTTGGAGTCTTTTCCCTCCCGCTCGCATCCTTGGCTGGTAACAATTGGTTCGTTCAGTTTAAGAACGCTGGTAGCGGTATTGTTACGATCCAGCCAGTTGGATCAAACACAATTGATGGGCAGTTAAATCTGATCCTGCAGCCGCTTGACTCGGCAATCGTGATGACCGATGGAACGAACTACTTCTCCCTTGGTTATGGTCAGTCGGCATCCTTTGCATTTGATTACACCACCATAAATGTTGCCGGATCTGGGGTATACACCTTATCTGGTGCAGAGCTTAACCGAGTCGCGTACAACTTCACTGGCGCACTTACCAGCAACCGAGTAGTAGTTGTCCCAAACACAGTTCAGCAGTATTGGGTAACGAACTCAACAACTGGCGCATTCACCCTAGAAGTTAAGACTGTAACCGCTGGGGGCGAATTCATATCCCAAGGGGCGGCTGCGATCCTATATTCTAATGGCGCTCAAGTAGTGCCAGCTGAGACTTTCGGGGTTACGCTGCCTCTGTCAATTAGTCAGGGTGGAACTGGGGCGGTAACTGCAGCTGCTGCCCTTATAAATCTAGGCATCGATCCAGTTGATGGTGGGGTGTTTTAGGTGGCAACAACGCCAGTAGTCATTAAGTCTCTTGCCGGGATCAAGCGGGACGGGACTAAATTTGAGGGCGAGTACTATGTGGACGGCCAGTGGGTTCGATTCCAGCGTGGGCTGCCCCGTAAGATGAGCGGGTATCGCAATGTAACTGACTATATTGCCGAGATAAGTCGCGGGATAAAGACATTCACACAGAATGGATATACCTATTTGCATACTGGTAGCGCGTCATACGTCCAGCGCATCACGATGGATGAGAATGCAAATGCTGGCGGATCTGAGGATCGTACCCCGGCATCGTTAAACTTCAATGATAACAACCTGTGGCAGTTCGATGTCCTGTATGACTCAATTAGCTTGGTTCCAAGCAACAAGATCATCGCACAGGTTGCGCCAAACTATCCTGCCCTATCGAATACCACTGGAGCTCAAGTATTTTATGGTGATGTTCGGTCAGGCGACCGCCTTATAGACTTAGCTATCCCAGAGGGTGTGGATGCTTCTGGCGGGATATGCGTACTCCACCCATATCTAACAGTATTTGGCGCAGATGGATCAATCGGGTGGTCAGCCCCCGGCAACCCAGCAGACATGTCTGGTGAGGGTTCTGGTAATGCCCGGATTGCAGCTCAGAAGCTAGTCAGGGGCTTGCCACTTCGAGGTGGCCCCGGCAATGCACCATCAGGTCTATTCTGGTCACTGGATGCGGTAGTTAGGGGGTCGTTTGTTGGCGGAACACAAACCTTCCAGTTCGACACGATCAGTGCTCAGAGCTCTATCCTGTCGGCTGCGTCCGTTATTGAATATGATGGCGTTTACTTCTGGGTGGGCGCTGATAGGTTCATCATGTTCAATGGCGTTGTTCGGGATCTGCCGAATAATCTTAGCTTGAACTGGTTCTTCAATGGATTGAACCGGGAAGCTGCTCAGCGGGTATTTGCCTTCAAGGTTACGCGATACGGTGAGATATGGTGGTGCTACCCAAGGGGTGCGGCCACAGAGTGTACGCATGCTGTTATCTATAATGTGCGTGAGAACACTTGGTATGACACAGCTCTACCAAATGGCGGCAGGTCAGCTGGGGAGTTCACCACTCAGTACGCCACCCCATTCCTGATGGGCGCTGCACAGAACATATCTAGGCTTGATCCCGGCATCAGAATAACAGAGCTCCCAAATAGCGACATCCGCACAACCGCACCAGCTGGTGATGTGCGGATTATCTATTTCGGTGATAATTTTAAGTGCTGGCAGCATGAGGTTGGCGTTAACGAGATTGATATCAGTCGCCTTAACGCCATCGAGTCATACTTTGAGACTTCAGACATGAGTGCCCTTGTAACTCAGGGCCATGCCAAGTCGTTGAGATGTGACCTGCTGGAGCCTGACTTTGTCCAGTCTGGTGACATGAGCGTGTCTGTTACTGGCCGCTCTAATGCTAGATCTGCAGAGATTCCGTCAGAGATCAGGACGTTCTCAGATAATCCAGCTACGCCATATGATCAGGTTGTATACTTCAAGGACATTAGAAGAGAGATGAGGTTCAGGTTCAGCTCCAACACCGTAAATGGTGACTATCAGATGGGTCAGATAATTGCCCATATGGAAGAGGCTGATGGAACTGTATTGGGCGCTACAAATACAAATTGATCACACTACCAGTTATAATAGGATTGCTCGATTGGACTGATCAGGTCGCACTCGATCTGAATGTTTATGGAGCGATTGAGAAGTTGGAAGATGAGAGTAAATGGCAAGAATGGGCTGTTGTCTTTTGCACAATGCCGGGAATTAGCCAGAAAAACCCGCCCGATCCAAAGGGCTTTACCGATTGGCGAGAATGGGCCAGTCGATTCGCGCAAGTTATGACATAGGGAGAAAGTTGTGGATAAGTTAGAGCTTTTCAACAAAATCGTGAAAGCTGCAAAACCCGCAAGTAGAGAAGATTCACAGTCAAGTACGCTGGATGAAATGCTTGGCGATCTAGGAATAGATAGCCTTGATGCGATCATGCTTAGCATTTACTTTTCAGAGATATATGGTGTCTCAGAAGGGGTTTCAAAGACATTGATGCCAGCAACGCCTCGGCAGTTCTTTGAGATGTATGAGGCCAATGCGACAAGCGACCAGAAGGCGATAGACGAGGCGATTGCGAGTATTAAGCTTTAGTATGAAAACATACTTAACTCAATACAAAACGGTCTGCACAACAGAGACAAGGTTAATAGAAAATATCACTTATCCACAGAGGATGCATTGGATACCAGAGGTATTCTCAAGGGTTCAGTCCGGCCTGTCTTATGTTCCGCATGAGCTGGTGAACAAGGTAGTTGTAAAAGAGATTGTTGATTATGTGAAGGACAACCCGGTGGACGGTAAGACCGCATTCTTATTGGCGGCAGGGTCACAGGGATGGGCTGGCGGCAAGTCAAAGAACAAAGAGGTTCAGACTGAGCTTGATTATGTTTACAAGCTTGGAATGTTGACAATGACCAACGTATACGCTGGAAGACTGGCGGCTATGTTTGAGGCATATGATTATGTAACGACTGATGCCAGTGCATGTGCGTCAGGGATTAAGTGCATGATGGATGCGAAGAACCTCATGGATAACTTGGGGTTCGATAGAGTGATTATAGTTGGAGCAGAGGATCAGTCTTCTAAGCAAACGCTAGAGTACTTCGGCCAGATGAAGGCATCGTTACTGTCAACATCTGAAGATCAGGGCGGAATTCCATCTGCATTTGATAGCAAGAACTGTGGGTTTATTCTGGGTCATGGGGCAGGGATTATGATATTTGAGACCGAGACCGCTGTTAATAAGAACGCTGTTCAGCCAAAGGCTGAGCTTCTTAGCGCATACATTTCGGCAGAGCAGAACCCCAACCCAATTGGACAGAGAGAGGATGGTCAGGGATACCAGAGGGCTATTACAGGGGCTCTTGAGTTCGCCAAGAAGAAGGCAAAAGACATTAAGCTGGTGAAGACGCATGGAACTGGAACGCTTACCAATAACAAGGCCGAGAGGAACGCCCTCACAACAGTCCTCGATGATTTCATAGCAACATCATATAAGCAGCATATTGGGCATACATTGGCCGCGAGTAGTTTGGTTGAAACAGGATTAATTCTTGACGACATCAAGAAGGGGATCATTCCAGCTATTAAAAATAGAACGGAAGATGACGATATTTTCTTGTCGAAAGAGTCTGGTGTCCCTGATGGCTTGCTATTAAGCTTAGCATCTGGAATGGGCAATATTTATGCAGCATCGATATTCGATACGAGGGTCTAAATTATGTTAGTCGATAGTAAAAAGCAGATGCTGGTGGTGGAGGATCTAATGCGGATTGCGGCAGAGATGGCAAATGAGGGGGTTCCAATGGAGTTGGTTCTGGCCGCATTTGTCAGAGAGGCCCAGATGCCAGACTCAAAGTTCTTTAGATATGGGAACACCATATTTATAGTTCACGGATCTGAAGAAGTCCCCGGCACAGGAATATTCCGTGCAATAAATGCAGACACCCCTCAGAACTATATTGAGAACTCCAGAAAGTGGATAGTTGACGCATACAATTCAGGATACTGGGCGCTCAGAACTCAGTTCAAGGATCAGTCGCTTATTAACCTATTCACGATACTTGCCAAGAACCCCCCGCGCCCGAATATGGGATATCAAATCGGAGAGTCTGACGATGGGCAATTTATTGGAACCCTGATTCTAGGGCCAAGAACACCAGTACAGGGAGAATAAAATGGCAGTTATTGTTCATTTGGTAAAGGATGTTGTTAAGACGGTTGTTAACGTAGTTAAGGACGTAGTTAAGGGTGACTTTGGTCATATAGACAACAGCCTAGCTCATGGGTTTGAGGATGCAGGCAAACACATCTATAAGGACGTGATAAAGCCGATTGCTGATGATCCAATCAGGTTTATTGCAACAGTAGCTCCGTACTTTATCCCCGGCGTAGGCCCAATTGCTGGCTCCGTAATGTCTGGCGTGATGAATGCTGGCGTAGGCTTGGCAGAGGGCGAGAAGTTTGGGGATGCATTGAAGTCTGGTGTGATAGCTGGCGCTACTGGTTATGCTGGTGGCGCACTTGCTGGTAAAGCATTTGGCAGCACTGTAGGAAAGACAATGACTGCTTCAGAAAAGGCTCTTTGGGGGGATCTTGGGCAAGTTGCTAAACCCGGAGTCACTAATCCCCTCGCAAACTCTCTCTATGGAGATCTTGGCAGCACAATAAATCCAAAAACAGGAACCTTTATTAAGAACCTAGAGATTGGCGCTCCAGCAGCATCTGATCTTGGCGCAGCATTTGACACATCCACAGCAGCTTTTAAAAACGCTGGAAGGGATGTTGGCGCAGAAGTTGGTAGGAATAGCAGAACCGCATCATTGTCAGCAGACCCATCTCTGTCACTTCCTTCGGTTGCGACTATTGAATCTGTCCCAGTAACGAATGTTGCAAGATCAGCCAACACAGCTGCTGCAGAGGGGGCTGCTGCAGAGGGGGCTGCGAATCCGCCGATGACAGTAAAAGAAATGATGAGCATGACGCAAGAAGTCCCAGCTTCAATTGTAGAGAGAAGCTATGGGGCAGATGGGGCGGCTGCTATAGGAGATATATCAAGCGCCACAACAAAGGGTGCATCTGGAGAGGCAGGGGCGACATCCGGCAATATGCTATGGGATGGCGCCAAGTGGGTTATGGATAATCCAATCAAGTCTGGTCTTGGAATTCTAGCTTTAGACAAGCTGGGTGCATTTGGCGAAACTGGTGGAGCACCATCTGGAGCGCCATCTGGAGCACCAGACCTTTCCAGATATAACGCAACATTTGATCAGCCGTTAGATCAGTACGCCATGAGCCAGTCACGCAACCAGTATGGTGACGACCTTAACAAATACGCTGAGTCAGGCGGTGGAGAGTTTAAGTTCTTGAGCGATCCTATGTATACGCCCGTTCCTGCAGCTGCAAGGGGTGGGTACGTTAGGATGGCTGATGGTGGCCCTGTAAATCAAGATCCATACAACAATGATCCTTATGCCGCCCAACCAATGCCACAGCTACAAGGCCAAGGATTGCAGGCTATGCAAGGATATGCGGACGGTGGAAGTGTTAACCCTACAGATCGTGAGCGCATGATGATGCAAGGTGCTGGAGCGGGTCTGCGAGGTTATGCAGACGGTGGATCTGTTGTTGAATATGCAGATCCTAACGTTCAGCAGATGCCAGTTGCCCAAGGTTACCAAGGATCAATGCCTTGGGGATCTTCTGGAGCGCTTCCTCAAGGTGGCCCGATGTCTGAGGCTGATCGTCAACAGATGCTGCAGCAGCTCGCACCCCTTACCGCATTGTCGATGAAGGGCGCTCCTCCAAGGCCCGGAACTCCGCAACAAGGTCAACAAGGTCAGCCAGTACGGCCCGGAACCCCGCAACAAGGTCAGCCGGGAACATTGAGTCAGATGGTAGCCCCAAGCAAGCAGAATCCTAACTACAAGTACTATGGTTATGGAACTGTTCCCCAGTCAGTTGCTCCCTCACAAGCGGCAGGAACTCTTGGTGGGGCGATGACCCAACAGGAACGTATCCGCCAACAGCAGCGGCTACATCAACAGATGCTGATGCAGAGACAGCAAGGTCGTTATGCAGGTGGCGGTAAGATTGCCGATGGCAGATCTGATGATGTTCCCGCAATGCTGTCCAATGGCGAGTATGTGATGGACGCTGAGTCTGTTGGATTGCTTGGGAATGGCTCGAGTGATGCTGGCGCTAAGAAGCTGGATGCGATGCGGGCAGCAATCAGAAAGCAAAAGGGTAAGGCTCTAGCTAAAGGGAAGATATCCCCTAACGCAAAAGCACCATCTAAATATCTAAAATAGGGATCAGATATGTCAATCTCAGACTTTCTATTTAATGGTGCTCCTCCAGCGTCTATCAAGACGTATGGAGTGGCGGCAACTACTCAGCCTGCGTGGTACTCAGATTACACGCAGGGCCTGATTGAAAAGGCTAATTCGATTGCATCATCGCCTTATCAACCCTACGGATTGAATAGGGTTGCCGGGTTCGCTCCAGAGCAGCAGAAGGCGTTTGCTGGAGTTGATGCTGCTGCGGACTCTTGGAAGCCAGCGTTTAATCAGGCAGCTCAAGCTATAAATGCTGCCGGGAGCTCCACTGGCCTTTCTGCGGCTCAGCCATACTTCAATCAAGCCTCACGGACAATACCTAGCGGGGTTTCAGACTACCTGAATCCGTATACTGAGAATGTAGTTAATAGGCTTGGGGATCTGGCTAAGAGGCAAGTATCTGAGAACCTTATTCCAACCGTTCAGGGGCAGTTCACAGCTGGCGGCACATTTGGCGGAAGCAGGTCTGGTAAGGCATTGGCTCAAGGATTGAGAGATATCCAAGAGTCAACGATGGCCCAGCAATCTGCAGCACTTGAGCGTGGGTATACTCAGGCTGGCGCTCAGTTCACTTCAGATCAGAATAGATTGGCCCAACTGGGTCAGGCTTCTGGAGCTCTGCAGACATCAGACTTGAACAGATATCTTGATATCGCTCGTCAGCAAGAGACTCTTGGTGGATTGCAGCAGCAACTTGGGCTTACTGGATTGGCCGCGCAGGAAGCGGTTGGCGGTCAACAGCAGATGCAAAACCAAGCCAATCTTGATTGGGCATACAAAGACTTCTTGGCTCAGCGCGATAGGCCGCAGGATATGGTTTCATTCTTGAACCAGACCCTTCGTGGGCTTGAGATACCTAGTCGGACAGCTACAGAGAATGTTGCTCCTGCACAGGTCTATCAGCCATCAGGTCTTGCATCTCTGGCAAATGCTGCGGTAACTGCTACAGCTCTTAGTAAAATTAAATAAGAGGGATTATGCCAAACACTCAAGGTTTAGAGCCAACGACAGTATATGGAGATCATCCAGATGATCTAGGAGCCACCACCCTAACTGGGACAACCCCATACTCCTCAGAGCTATCTAAGATGCTCGGAGAGTATGGCCCTGCGCTTCAGCAGAGATCTAAGCAGAGGCGTGACGTATTGGATCAGGCACAGGAGAGGTTGCTGAGCAGGATTAAAGATCCGATGACTGATGCCGTCTCGCTATTCAAAATAGCGGCGGCATTTGGCAAGCCAACCCGCACTGGTGGGTTTGGTGAGACGATGGGTAATGTCGCAGAGGCTGCTGGTAACGAGGCAGAACGCCGCCAGCAACAGCAGTGGGCATTGCAAGATCTTCAGCAGAAGTATCAGACTGCCGGGATCGATCAGCACGTTGAGGGATTAGAGAACCAGATCGGTGTTGTAACCAAGCTTGCCCAGATAAACAGGGGTCGCGTTCCTGAAGTTATGCAGCTGACAGAGGCATTAAATGGCCTGCCTAAAGGCCACC